CCCCCTTTCGGGGGGCCTCGCGGTCATAAGACCTTGGCCGTGGGATTGCTCCTTTAGGCAATTAGTGGAGTGTAAACTATGATCATCTCTCACATCTCAACCGCTACCCGTCGTAAGCTCCTTAAGTATCTTCTCGATATTTCGGGATCTTATTACTGCATCGGTTCCCCTGGAACAAGCATAGTCGACCACCAGCTGCGACACGATACTCTTAGCCTCTCTACACGAGATGAGCTAATGATGATGGCGTTTCAGACCGTGTCGGCCGCGTTTGAACCAGGTCTCGGGAACACCCATTTTTTGGTGGATGTCTCTCGAGCTTTAGGACGGCAGGGGATTCGACTCCCCTTTCCGCATGAGATGCCGAGTGATCATTCGTTGTCGACCGTCGTCTGGAGGACTTATGAGCTTCGAAAGAAGATCATGAGCGATCCAGATTGGGTTGGGTAACGACACTCCATCTCTCTTACAGGGCCTGCTTCAGGTCCTTTCAGCAAGGTCAACGTGAAATGGGAACAAAGACATATACAGTCAGAGGTAGTCACGAATGGCGTAGCAATGATAGTCCGTCCGGGGGCTCCTGGTCTACGGAGACCCTGGTTGCGGATAGCACTGTTACGACGTCCGGGAATATCCGAGACTGGAATCGTCGAATCCGACTAGGACAGTCGGCTACTACCTACCTAGATGGTAGGCGGTATGTTCTTGCTTCGGAGTTAGTTCATCTCAACTTTTCTTTGTGGACAAATGTCGCAAAGACTACGTGGAGGGGAACTGACCACCGTTTTCACGTTGGTTGGGCTCTTGGCTTTCCAGCCGAGAACCTCGGCTCTCTCGCCTTGTTGAAGCAGAGGGCATACCGTGGCTTCTGGTCAAAAGCTAAGGACGCGTGTCAGGACTTAAGTTCTGGCACCGTCCTTGGCGAATTGCGGAAGACCGTCGGTATGATCCGGAGGCCTCTCATGTCGTTGCGTCAGGCAGTTGGGTCGTACGCGCAGAGTCAAAAGAAGACTCGGTACGCACGGACCCTCCGTCGGTGGCGAAATGAGGGAATCCAAGGCCCTGGGCGGGCGGCAGCAGCTGCTGCGTCTCGGGCTGTCTCCGGCTCGTGGCTTGAGTTTTCCTTTGGAGTTAAACCGCTCCTCTCGGATGTGCATGATGGGGCTAAGGCTCTCGCCAAAGCTCTTACATACATACCCCCAAGAGAATTCATAAGCTTTTCGGCTCGTGAAGACTCCCAGTGGGGAGCGGTTACCAATCGGAATTTTGACGCAGGTTTCTGGACCAAGTATACCAGTGGTAACAAGGACGGAAATCTGACGTATCAAGACTCCACGACAATGAAGTACCGCGTTTATGGAGCTGTTACGCTCTTTAACGAGGAGGATTACCCTGCAAACCGAGCGTGGGCGGACCGTTTTGGCCTTAATTGGTCAGACGTTCTTCCTACTGCCTGGGAGTTGATCCCAGGTTCCTTTCTTGCCGATTACTTCCTCGGCATTGGGGACTTTGTTGAAAGGGTGACCTTCCCGCGGTCCAGGTTCGCCTGGGTCGCGGAAGATATTCGCAGAGATTCTACCAGGCGGATTGTTGCCTTCGAGGCAATACCCGCCCCAATCCCTTACGGGAGTGGAACCCCTGTGACATACGGTGTAAGGAGGGCGCCCTCGTTCCCTTCGTCTAGTGCCCAAAACGTTGTAACTAATTACGATCGCAACTATGTTGACCCAAAGTCCATGCCGTGTCCGCCTCCCGATTATCGGGCTCTGCGGACATTGAGCAGTTGGACTAAGGATCTCAATGTGGCTGCGCTTGTAGCTAGCCGTTTTGCGTAATTGTAGATAAAGTGCTACAGATTACGATACCGCCTATCAACCTATCAAGGAACAAGCCATCATGGCCTATTCTCCGGACAGTTCGATCGCGGGAGCTGCGATCACGGGGTTCACAGCCCCGACGATGACGCTCATTGGTGACGGTGCTTCCTCTGGTCTCACCCGCAGGCACGTTGTGTCTGCTTATGGTGGGACCGTTGGGACCGCCCGAGCCAACTCTGTCGCGTACCCTTTCAATGTGGAATTCCGCAAGCCAACGGTTGTTAACCGTGTGCCGGCGGCAAACCCATTGACGGGCGTGCGCCCGTCCATCCCGACCAATTCCTGGGTAATGAATATCCAGAAGGGCGGTGATGCGGTGTCGGGAAGTCCCGTGGTCGCGCGTATGCGCGTCTATATGGACGTCCCGGCTGGCATGGAGTCGTTCACTCCTGACGACCTGAAGGCGATGTTGTCGTTCGGTGCCGGTCTTCTCGTTGAAGAGATGGCCGACATCTTCGACAGCTTGGCTACCGGTACCCTCCCGTGAGCGCGGCGTCCAAAGACGCCAAGCTTGCGAGGTGGTCTCGGTGGTCGAGCCTCCTTCTGGTCATCCTCATCGCACCCGAAAGGGCGCTTGAGGTGCTTCGAGGGCTTGTCGTTGGTTCTTGAGATTCGTCTCATCCCAACCTAGTCCTCCTCCGACTCCTATTGAGGTGTTATCGTCATGGCAGTAAGCCAAGTTGATCTCACAGCTGCACTCGACTCCGATCTCCGGTCGCAAGGGTTCCTTGAACCCCCAGGGCCTGAGTCTTCCATCCAACACTATGCGGCTTGGTCGCTCAAAAAGTCGCTGACTAAAGTGGTCAGTGAACAATACGAGCGGTACAGATCGTGTAGCGGAGGACAAGTTTCGCGCCTGCCTTCGGGCGTGCGCGGATTGGAAGCTGCCGTGTTACGACACGAAAACCGAGATCCTTTTGGGTACCTTCAGTAGGTACCTTTGGGATTTCTGGAATGAAGGGGGCTTCCCGCTTGTTACCAACCCACTTACGCTCTTCGAAGAAGGGCGGGTGGGACCTGGTGCCGCGCGGTTTGCCCGGGGCGAGAGTTTCGTTGAGAAGCTCTTTTCCTCTCCCCTTTCATGCAGTTCGGAAAACCTAGCCAAATGGTTTAGGATCTGGATTGGCCAATCCCCGACATGGTGTGCTGGCGAAGAAATTCGTCAGTCCATGTATGGGGCCGTCAAGACAGATGTGTGCTCCCGACTGAGTTTTGTCGCGAAAAACGATGTAACATCGAGAGCGATTGCGACTGAGCCCTCTATTAATGCTTATGCACAACAAGGGTTCGATGCGATCCTCCGCCGCCGACTCAAGAGATTCTTTGGTCTGGATCTCGTGATACAGCAGCGGGTTAATCGATGGTACGCCCGTTGGGGCTCCCAGCGCGATCACCTGTCGACAATTGATCTCTCATCAGCTAGTGATACTATATCACTGGCAATGTGTAAGCGGTTTCTACCGCCCGACATGATGAGGGTGATCGAGTTGTGCAGGTCAAGTCGTGTTGAGCTCCCTAATGGGGACGTCACGGAGTCGACGATGGTCTCTACAATGGGTAACGCTTTTACGTTCTCATTGCAAACCATTATCTTTTCGTGCGTCGTCGCCGCGGCCTTTTCATTTCGGGATAAACCCTTGAAATGGCGAGGCTACCCCAATGCCTGGGGGGTAAACGGGGATGATATCGTCGTACCGAAGTCGGTAACGGCTGATGTCATTTCCCTACTAACCCTTTTAGGTTTTGAGGTTAACGGTGATAAGACCTTTACGGAAGGTCCGTTTCGAGAATCTTGTGGCGGAGATTTCTTCCTTGGAAGGAACATCCGTGGCGTGTACATTCAGTCCACGTCAACACAAGAGGCTCGGTATTCAGCATTTAACCAACTTGTTCGGTTTTCCGCTAAAACCGGAATTCTCTTGCCTAGACTCCTATTGAAGCTGTTTCCTGACCGGAAACGTCTTCTCCTGGTGCCAAGGTGGGAGGATTCATCGGCCGGCATTCACGTCCCCATTAGCATCGTACGGCGCTTCTTGCGCTTGGATGCGAACGGGTCCTATGTGTACCGCGCTCGGGTCCCAGTAACTTTATACGCTGACATCTATGATGGCAGAGTATGGAAGCCAAAAGGCCACAAGTCGATTAGCTATAATCCTCACGGGTTATGGCTAGCTATGCTGAATGGTTCGCTCAGCGGGTCTAGTCCTCCTTTGGTAAAACAAGGGGTGACAGCTAGGATCTCACTTCGACCCCGCGAGGGGGAGGATGTGAGGTACCGCACAAAGCGCCGGGTGGCCCCTAACTGGGACTGCTCGGTGTTCTTATCTACATTTGAGTCTCCTGATTCAGATGTGGATTGGGCAGCGTGGGAAACCACGCTAAACTGGGTATTTAGGGCTGCAAGGCTCTAGGTGCCCACCCTGATGTTCTAACGAACAGGAAGAATTAACCA